ATAAATGACATTAACAACAATTAACCTCGCAGCTTTAGGACAAACAGTAAACTTAGGAACCGAAGTTACAGGCACACTACCTACGGGTAATGGTGGCACTGGCTCAACAGCGACAACGTTTGTTAACGCAGCTACTAATGTGACTGGCACGCTCCCTGTTCCTAATGGTGGAACTGGCCTAGCTTCTGGTACAACAGACCAGTTCTTAAAGTTTACAGGAAGTACTACACTTGCAAGTGCTGCAGATAATGCTGGAAAAGTTTTACAAATAAAAGATAAAAATTCAACTGCTACAACTGCAACTTCATCAAGTAGTTACACAGCTACTGCGTTAGATTTATCTATCACACCAACTTCATCAAGTAGTAAAATTCTAATTCATTGTTCTACTAATACGGATAACGAAGCTGCTGGAAGGCAAGGTGAGGTAGGATTATGGAGAGAAATAGGGGGTGATGGGTCTACTAATGTAGTTATAGGAGGTAACTCACAAGCTATGGCTTCTTATGGAATAAGTTCAAGAATAGTAACAAGCACAGGTTTCGTGTACATGGATTCTCCAGCCACAACTTCAGTTGTAAGGTACCGTGTAGTTATAAAAAGTAATACAGGTAACCAAATTTTATTTGGTGCTTACATGGGAAGTAACTCAACTATAACTTTACAAGAGGTAAATGTATCATGACAAATAACGAAAAATTTCAAACTGCAATTAATACTTTAAAATCTGGTGTTGAATATTCTTACACAGGAGATGTTCCTACAACAGAAGAATTATTTAACCAAATTAAATGGAAAACTGGTGAAGATAGTGCTGGTCTTGCAATAGAAACAACTACCTGTCCTCATAGTGAAATAACCTGGTCTTTATTTAAGACTGAATACGATAAACTCTAATGAGCTTCGGCGCAGCAGCATTTGCGACCGAAACATTTTCGCAGGGTCCTTCATCATTTGGTAGCATAGTTGTTGTACCCACAGGGGTACGAGCAACCTTTGGTTTAGGTACAGTTACTGTTACAGGTAACAGTGTTATTGATGATGTAACAGGTGTACGCGCTACTTTTGCAGTAGGTTCACTTACTGTTACAGGTGATTCTAACTTTATACCAACTGGTGTTCGTGCTACTTTTGCTGTTGGAAATACTACTGTTACAGGTGATTCTAACTTTACTTTAGTAGGTGTACGCTCGACATTTAGCACAGGAAGTGTTACAATAGAATCTAAGTATGACGTTACTGGTGTTCGCGCAACTTTTGCGCAAGGATCAGTAGTTGTAACTGGTACAGCTACCGTTACATTAGAAGGTGTAAGATCTACTTTTGCAACAGGTGTACCAAAATTAACAATATGGAACGGTGTGGATGATTCTAACACAGACATCTGGACTGTAGTACCAACAGGATAAAAATAAGATGGCAGATTCACCTATATTAAATTTAAACTTGATGACTACAGGATCTAATTCTGGAACCTGGGGTAATATAACAAACGAAAATTTACAAAAATTAGAACAAGCATTAAAAGGCTACATTGCAGTAGCTATTGGTAGTGCTTCTACTCAAGCATTAACAGTGGCAAGTGGTGGCACAGGAAGTGGTGTACAACAACCTAACGCAGCTTTAAAATTTACAGGTTCGATGTCTACAAATGTGACAGTGACATGTGAAGCTACAGCTAACTGGTATATTATTGATGACGCTACAACTAAAAATGGATACACACTAAGCTTTGGACCCACAGGAGGCACAGCTGTTGATCTTGTTGCAGGGTCTAAACATTTAATTTATACTGATGGCTCTACAGCTTTTGATGTTTTAGCAGACGCCGGAAATATTAAAGCTAATGGAACATTGCAAGCAACAGGTGATGTTACTTTAAACGGAGGTTCTTTTTCTTTTAACTCAAGTTTAGCTGACAAGGATGCTGTCTTTGCTGGTGATACACAAGCAAATTTATTATTTACGGATGCAAGCACAGACCGTGTAGGAATTAACACAGCTTCTCCAACGACACAATTAGACGTGGCAGGTACTTTTAGGGCAACAGGTGCGGCTACTTTATCATCTACGTTAGGTGTTACAGGATTACTTACTGCATCAACTTTAACAGCCACAGGAGTTGTCAATTTTGATGGAGGTAATTTTACTTTTAATGAAACAGGTGCTTTATTAGATGCAAGATTTGAAGGAGATAATGATCCTAATCTTTTAGTTACTTATGGTAGTTCAGACCGTGTAGGTATAGGAGTAAACGTACCAACCAATGCTAAACTAGAAATTAATCAAAATGATGCTTCAGCAGCTATTTCATGTTTAAGTTTAGATCAAGATAAAACTGATCAAGACTTTATTCATTTTGAAGGAACATCAGGCACTGCTAGTGCTAATAGTATTTCTTCTTCTACTGCAGAAGATGGAGCAAAAGGAGGAGCCATTATGATTAATGTTAATGGTGCCGTTAAATGGCTTAGATTTTACGATTCAGCTGTATAGGAGTTTAAATGCCACTTGTTAAAATGCCTTTTCAACCAGGAGTAGACAAACAGGATACTGAATATGGTGCAGAAGGTAAATGGTTTGATTCAGACAACATGCGTTTTCGGTATGGACTCCCAGAAAAAATAGGTGGTTGGGTTAAGGTTACAACAGACGCACTTGTAGGAGCTACAAGGGGAATTCTCACTTGGTTTGATAATGATGGTGATCAATATACCATTATAGGAACTAATAAAAAAGTATATGTCTATGCTAATGGTGCATGGTCCGATATTACACCGATAAGATCAGCGACTAATGCTATCACTGTTATTACTACTAACACCACAGCAGGCACAGAATCTAATGTAACTATCACTGACGCATCACACGGTGCTATTACAGGGGACTTTGTTACTATTTCTGGAACACCTGGCGTAGTAAATGGTATAACACAGACACAATTATTAGGTGAATTTGAAATTGTAGAAGTTCTTTCTACCTCACAATATATTATTACAACTGTAGGTACTGCTACTTCTGCTAGCGCTGTAAGTGTTAGTGGAACAAATGCCTCATATGAAATTAATACAAAACCTGCTGTATCCGTAGCCGGATACGGATGGGGTACAGGAACATGGGGGCTATCTACATGGGGCACATCACGTGCAGGTATTACAGGTGCTGATGCGGTTCAACTAGATTCAGGTAAATGGTCTTTTGATAACTGGGGAGAAGATGTTTTATGTCAACAATTTAATGGTGGACTTTTTTACTGGGATACATCAGGTGGTGTAACTGTTCCAGCAGTAAAATCCACAGTTACGAATGCACCAACACGAAGTAGGTTTATTTTAGTTTCTGGTACAGATCGTTTTGTTATATGTTTTGGCACGGAAGAAACAATTGGAACTACATCTAGTCAAGATGACATGTTTATTAGATGGAGCTCACAAAATGACCCTAATATATGGGTTCCTACCTCTACAAACACTGCTGGTTTTCAAAGACTGACAGACGGAAGTAGATTAGTAAGTGCAGCACGTTCACGTGGTGCTGTTTTAATTTGGTCAGACACAGCTTTATATCAAATGCAATTAATTGGCGCACCATTAGTTTTTGGTTTTACCCAACTAGGTGCTAAATGTGGATCAGCTGGATTGCATGCAGCTATAGATGTTAATGGAACTGCTTATTGGATGGGCCGTGATTCTTTCTTCGGATTTGATGGTAAGGTTAGTAAAATTCCTTGCTCTGTAGAAGATTATGTATTTGGTGATATTGACGAAGCATCACAAAAAGATACTTTTGCTGCTGCTAACAGTGAATTTAACGAAGTTACATGGTTTTATTGTTCTAATGGATCTTCACAAATAGATAGATGTGTTACATATAATTATGAAGAAAAAGTTTGGAGCGTTGGAACATTAGACCGTACGTCTTGGGCCGATAAAGGTGTATATAATTTTCCTTATGCAACAAGTTATGAAGCGTCTGATACTTCTTCTACCATTACAACTATTAATGGATTAACTGCCGGAAGAACTTTTATGTATGCACAGGAAAATGGTGTTAATGCGGATGGTGCTGCCATGACTTCTTTTATAGAGTCTGGAAGTTTTGTTATACCGCAAGCAGGAGAAAACTTAATGTCTATTAGACGGTTTATTCCTGACTTTAAAAACTTAGCGGGCA